TATTCTTGGTGATAGAGATGATTCAGGTTCTTGGGAATCTCCACATCCACTTGAACTGCACTCAGGGACCAATATCCCATATGCTTTTGGTAATAGATTATTTACAGAAGCATATCATCCCAATGCAGATACCCTTACAACAGCAAGAACTATAGCAGGAACAAGTTTTAATGGTTCTGCTAACATTGATATTAGTTATGATAACTTAACTAACAAGCCAACTAGTATTGCAAATTCTGATACAGTAGATAGTTTACACGCATCTCAATTTTTAAGAAGTGATGCAAATGATACAGCAACCGGTACAATAACATTTAATAGCACTCCAGTATTAACAGGAACATCTAGTAATGAAGGTGGAGAACTAAACTTTGGTGCACCAACAGGTGGTGTATATTCATCATTTGCATTAGATAATTATCAAGGTCATTTTAGAGTACACACACTTGCATCAGGGAAAGAATTTAGAATACATAGTGCTTCAAGTGGTTTAACAACTATAGGCTCAAATTTAGGAACTGTATGGGGCGCTGGTAACGATGGCAGTGGCTCAGGATTAGATGCTGACTTATTAGACGGTACACAGAAAACTGGTTTCTTTGTTCAAAGTGGTTCGTGGTCAGGTGATTTAGGAAGTAATGGATATACCCGTGAAAACGGATTAAGTATGACCGGTGGTTCCGAATTTGTACTTCTATCAAAAGGTGGACAAGGTTCAGTACTTATTGATGGTGCTTATATTTCATATGAAGGTTCTAATGGATTTTTTGGTTCATATAATTCAAGTTATGGTAATGCATCAGGTATTAGAGCAACAGCTGCAAGTACAGTAAGTGTTATACAACTAGATGGAGGTAATGCTAATTTAGCTGTTACAGGAAACATAACTAGGTCTGGTAATACAGTTTGGGATGCAGGAAACGATGGCACAGGCTCTGGCTTAGATGCTGATTTACTTGATGGATTACATGCTGCTTCATTCCTAAGAAGTGACGCTGTAGACACATCATCCGCAACTTATATATTTAGCAGAACATCAACTTCTCCAGTTTTTGATATCTCAGGACATGCTGGAGCATCTGCATATAACTATTTCATGAGAGCTGGTAATGATGGCGGTAATAAAGCTGTTCATTTTGTAAATGGTTCTACGCGAACTGCTGACCATGGAGCAAATGCATATATTATTAGAAATGATGGCGGAAAATTTGTATTAGGCAGTTCATCACACCCCACTGAGTTAGTTAGCTCAGGAAATTTAACAATTAACAATAATACTGCATGGCATGCAGGTAACGACGGGTCAGGTTCAACACTAGATGCTGATTTACTTGATGGACAACATGGTTCTTATTACTACAGTTCAGGTAACCCACCACCTACCTATTCTAAGTATTTACGAAGCGATGTGGCAGATTCAGGTGGAACAACTACTGGTAGTTCATTAAATATTCCGTATTTAAAAACTAATATGCTTTTAGTTGGCGCAACAAATTTTGGTGATACAATAAATGGTGCACCTTGGTATGGTTTAGGAAAAAGTACATTAGTTGGTTATCACAGTAACAATGCAACAATGTCTCAGTTAGCAAACTATTGGGGATTAAGACTGCAAACCCAAGGTGCTAGAATAGACATGACTCCCACGGGATATGCAGCAAATATTTTGTTTGGTAGTGGTACTGATGTATCTGGTACTACATGGGCAAGAATTAATAGCGCAGGATTATATCAAGGTCTAAGCAATCTTGTTTGGCACGCTGGCAACGATGGGTCAGGTTCAACACTAGATGCTGATCTATTAGATGGACAGCACGGTTCTTACTATGCAGCTGCTTCAAGTATTCCGTCAGTGGGTAATGGAACTCTTACAGTCGCAACAGCTGGGAGTGCTTCGGGTGGTGGTACATTTACAGCTAATCAATCTGGCAATACTACTATTACTGTCACTGGTGCAACGATACCCACCTCACTTCCAGCGAATGGTGGTAACTCTGATACTGTTGATAATATGCATTTTCACAACCAGCTAGGTGTTGGTGAAAAAATAGACTTTACTGTTGGAGGAGATGCTGCTACTTACTACCCTGTAGTTATAAGTGGTGGAGGTGGTGCTAGAGTAACTGAGTTCCAAATTTTTAGAAGCTATTCTGAAACTGCTCCATCTTCATGGGGTAGTTCTACTCACATGGGTGGACTTACTTTTAACTATAAAATTATGGGATCATCTGGGTGGGGTGGTTATCCTACTGGAATACGAGTTCAAGAATTTGGTGAAATCTATCGTAGAATCTTAGGTGGTATTGCGTTTACAGCACATTCGATGAAACACGTTGTATGGCTTAGAGGTGGTACAGCATCATATCATATATGGTCAAATGCTGATATTAGTATTGAAGTAAATGACAGTACATCAGCCTCAAACTATGTATCCGCTTCACCACACAAATGGTATTCATATGACAGTTCAAACAATGCTTATGATGTTACTGTTTCAGAAAGAACATCAGCACAAGCTGACAGTGGAGTTGCTAACGAAGTATATCTTAATATGCCAGTATCGTATAACAGTGCTGGAACACCTGCTGTATACGGAATTGCTACAAGCACGTATAATCATAAATTCTGGAATAGCTCTAATGACGGCTCAGGTTCAGGCTTAGATGCAGATTTACTTGATGGTATTAATAGTGGTTCGTTTGTAAGAAGCGATATTACGAATTCTGTTAATCTAACTATTACTGGCGTTATGCAAGCTAATAACGGATATAAAGTTGGGTCAACTACTAGAATTAACAGTGTAGGAGACATGATAGGTACATCTTATTATATTGGTAGCACTAATATCATAGATACTTCTGCCAACCTGACCAATATTGGAACTATAGGGTCAACGCACTTTAATACATCCGCAAATGTAAATAGTTCAGGAGCTGGTGGGGCATACTTTACAAATGGAAAGCGGCTTGGGTTTGACCAATCAGGCGTTCGCTCTTGGACGGTGTATGCCGCCGGTGGAAACTTATTGTTTGCATCAGGTGATGGTAGTGGCGCAATTCAAGCTAATGCAGTTACTGCAGCTACAGGTGATTTCTCTGGTGCGGTACAGTTTCAAGGAACTGCTGCTATTGAGGGAGGTACTGCAGGTTCAGGATATGGCGTCTTTAAGGGCTATACAAGCAACGATAACCATTTTATTGCCGTTCGCGGTTCTGTTGCTACAGGCTCATCAACTCCTAATTTAACCGGTGCTCATCAGACAACATTTGTTGAACATGCTGAAAATAATGATACTACTGGTTGGTATTGGAAAAGTCGACAGACAGGAACTTATCAAGAGATTGGAAGATTAACAAGGACTGGAGGTTTTAAACGAGCTGGAAACCAGGTTTGGGATGCAAGTAATGACGGTTCAGGTTCAGGTCTAGATGCTGATACTGTTGATGGTAAGCACAAAGATTACCTAATGCATTATAAAGGTATAGTTTCTGGAAACTGGGATACTATTTTCAGTCAGACTGATGGGCACATGGGTGTATATGAAGTACAAAATATAACTAATACTGACACTAATTATCCTTCAGGTTCATATTCATACGGGGGTGTGTTATCGTGGCAATTAGATAATTCTACTTTTAAATTATACGCACCTCATACGGGTCAACTACACTACCAAACCGGCTGGAATAACGATGAATATTCAGGCTGGAGAAAAATTTGGGACACGGGTAACGACGGCTCCGGCTCTGGCTTAGATGCTGATCTTCTCGATGGACAGCAAGGTTCTTACTATTACCCGGCAAGTAATCCTTCTGGATATACAACTAACACAGGTACTCTAACAGCAGAAACAGTCTCATCTACAAATGCAGTAACTATTACAGGTACGAAATACTTCAAACCTGCGGGAACTGCTACGTCACCTCTTGGTGGAGGTGGAGGTGCTTCTTTACAAGCATATACTACTGGTACTACGGCTGCATATATGGCTTTCCATAGAAGTGGGGCGTATGCTATTAACTGGGGCTTAGATACTTCTAATACCATGGTTCTTGGCGGTTGGTCTTCTTCGACCACTGCGGCTAGAATGAGTATTGGAACAAACGGGTTGATGGTTACAGCAGGCCAAGGAAACTTATGGGGCGCTGGTAATGATGGATCAGGTTCAGGTCTAGATGCTGATATGCTAGATGGAATACATGCTTCAGGATTTCTACAAGCTGGTGGTAGTTGGGGCGCTGCAAATATGCCTGGCTCTAGATATGTTGGGCTTGGTGTTAACGGCGGTGAAGTTGCATTTCTAAGAGATAATCCAAACAATGGACAGATGTCCGTACTTGCAGATGGGGCATTCTACGCAGGCGAAAATAATGGATTCTATTCATTATACTCAGGCAATAGTTATAACAGTAAATCAGGATTCTATGCAGATACTTCGGGGCGTCTACAATTCTCAGGGCAAACTTACGCTCAGTTTAATACACAATATGGAAATATTCAGCTAGGACCAATGAATGGTTCTTATGCTCATATTTATACTAATCTTGGTGGTGGGTTCTATTTTAACAGAACACTTTTATACGCAGCCGGTAATACCATGTGGCACGGTGGTAATGATGGCTCAGGCTCAGGTCTTGATGCAGATTTACTTGATGGCTATAACGCAGAAGAAAGTGCAGTAAATAATAGTATTGTAAAAAGAGATGGCACTGCTTCTATTAAAGCTCATGGCTTATCGTTGATGAGAGTATCGACAGCGACAACTGGAATCAGCTGGTATAACGAATCATATTATAACTGGCAAGATTACATGGGAGCGCCGGGACAAGGTAGCTGTGGACCAAATGGAAACTTAACACCTCCTACTGGATTGGCTGGTGTAACATCTTGGGCATTACGTTCAAGAATGGAAGGCGTAAGTAGTTATGGGTGGAACTGGGAAACTGGTGGTAGCGGTGGTGGTGGTGCGACTGCAACATCAAAAATGTCACTAAACGCTACTACAGGTAATTTAGCCCTTGTTGGTACCTGCTCAGCTTCAGGTTTTTACGATCAGAACAGTAGTGGCTTTTATGTAGACCCTGCTAGTTCAACAAATCTTCAAAGTGTTACATCAACTCCAGCATTAAAGGTTACGCAAACAAACGGAGGGGGAAATAATATTGGCTCTCTTTTCCAGAATGCGACAGGAAACTTTGCATGGGGTTGTATTGCAGAGTATAGGATAGCGGCTGCAACCGGCACCGATAGAGCATCGATATTATTTTCTTCGGCCTACAACAGTGATACTTGGACTACTGGCTTTGGTTACACAGACAGTAACTTTAGAATTAAGAAAGATCACGGCCATAGAAATGGTGGTTGGGGAACTTCATTAATGACGATGGATAGGTCGGGTAACGTTACATTTGCTGGTAACGTAACTGCTTATTCTGATGAAAGATTAAAGACTGAAATAAAAACCATTGAAAATCCACTTGATACTATCAGTAAATTAAGAGGAGTTACATTTAAATGGAAAGAGTCTGGCGATGACAGCATGGGAGTTATAGCACAGGAAGTAGAAGCTATAGCAGAAACTAAGTGTCTTGTATCAGAAACTCCTGAAGACGGGAATGGCGATATTAATCCTAAAAATGTAGCTTATGGTAACATGGTGGGATTACTTATAGAAGGCATGAAGGAACAACAAACGGTTATAAATAGATTGGTACAAGATATCAAAGATCTTAAAGACAAGATTAAATAGGAGCTTATGTGGCTAAATCCAAAGGTAGACTATTAGCAGAACTACTAGCTAGTGACGGTAAAGTAAAAGAATCAAGAAGTGCACTAGATATTTCTGGCGGTAAACTAGCACCTAGTGATATTCCGATTCTTCCTAATAGTAAATTAGAAAACAGCAGTATTTCAATTGCTGGACATAGTACATCGCTTGGTGGTTCTGTAACTCTTAATACTGGTGATATTAGTGAACATACTAATTACAAATATTATACTGAAGCAAGAGTCAGAGCAGCTATAAGTGCTTCTGGAGATTTATCATATAATTCATCCACAGGTGTTATATCGTTTAGTGCTAGTGCTTCTCCAGTTATAAGCGTTAATAGCGAAACTGGTTCAGTCGTACTTGATACGGGTGACGTAGCTGAAAACGGAAATCTTTATCATACAACTGCAAGAGCTAGAAGCGCTATAAGTGCAACAGGTTCACTATCATATAACTCAACAACTGGTGTTATATCATTCACAATGCCAGCACAGAATACTTCTAATATTACTGAAGGATCTAACCTTTATTACACCAATGCTAGAGCAGATGCTAGAATTGCAGCTGCTGATACTGGAGATTTATCAGAAGGTAGTAACCTTTATCATACAACTGCAAGGGCAAGAGCAGCGATAAGTGCATCAGGTAATGCAATAAGTTACAATTCTTCTACAGGTGTTATATCATCTACGTTTGAAGAATCACCATCATTTACTACTGTCACATCTTCGTCCTACAAAATTGGTACCACTACAGTAATAGACTCCTCTCGTAACTTTATAGCCAACGCTAGACTTACCTTTGATTATAATGATTATTATCTTGAACCTGGCACTGGTAATCTATCACTTAAAAATGCTTCTAATGCTGCACTTGTTACACTAGGACAAGAATCTCAGTTTAACGGAACCGTAACAGTTAATAGTCATGTAAGTGGTATCGGAGATATAAATTTTGGAAAAGCTATTACTGGTCATAACACTTCATCTCCTGCAAGAATTACAGCAGGTAGTGCTGGCCAATTATACATAGATTCTACACAGAATCAACACATATATCTTGGTTGGTATAATAATTCAAGTTATGATATAATATCAGAAATGAATGCTCGATTTGCTTCATATAAAGATAGAAGTGATACAGCGTATTTTGTGAATCCAGCCGGTGCAAGTAATATTAGAAATTTAGTAATTAAAGGTACTACAAGTGACTCTTCAACAGATGCATTACATATAAGAAACTCGGGTGGAACATCACAATCATATTTTAGAAACGATGGAACAGTTGTTATTGGCGGAAGTCAATATCTTTATGTAACTGCAGGCGGTGGTGCTTACTTTAGTAACTCAATTAAAGCAAGAGGTGGGATACACAACGATCAAGGTGATCTACTATTAAACGATAACGTTGCGGTGAGTGGTTACACTAACATGACCGGCCAGTTATCATTTACAACTAATAATACTGCTATTAGAATGAGAGATTCTGCTGGTGCATATACCAGAACTATGATTCTCAATGGTAGTAACACAATGTATATTGGTCCTGTTGATGCTTATGCCGGAGGCTCAATATTATATGGAGCTTCTTCTAATGTATCAGGCCAAACTTTTTATGTTGGAGGTAATGCCAGATTAGCAGTTACAGGTTCTGGTATTACAGTTACTGGTACTATTACCGGTGATATTACAGGTTCATTGTCTGGTACAGCAACACAGGCTTCTAATCTTAACAACCATAATACTGGAAATTTATCAGAAGGATCTAATCTCTACTACACAGATGCAAGAGTAGGAACATACCTTTCAAATAACGGATACGCAACTCAGTCAACTATTGTCGCCGCAATTACTGATTCTGCACCAACTACATTAGACACACTAAACGAATTAGCCGCGGCGCTTGGAGATGACGCAAACTTTAGTACAACAGTTACTAATAGTATTGCGACAAAAGCTCCATTAGCAAATCCATCATTAACTGGTAATACAAGTATTGCTGGTAATTTAGTGATGTCTAATAGTACATCTGAAATTAGATTGGGTTCATACTTAAAATTACATGGTGCAACAGGAAGTAATACTGCAACACTTTCGGTAAATGCTACTTATGACGGAGCTCAGACTGATTCTTGGACTCCAGGTTATTCAGGTGATGTAAACGCTGGTATGTTTATGTTACGTCAATTTTCTGGTGGTTCTGGTACAATGCAAGTCTATCAGAAGAAACATGGAACAACCTCATCATCAACGGGAAGAGGCACATTCACAAAAACCGCAGAATTTAATCATGATGGATATTTTTATGGAAGAAATTTAAGATCAGAAAGATATTACTCTTCTGACAATACAGCATATTATACTGATCCATCTGAAACTTCAGTAATCAAGCAGATTTTGATTAACGGTGCTAGTAATAACTCTGGTAAAGCAGACTTTGCTGTAGGCGCAGGTGGAGATCCTCAAGTATCGTGGAACGGCAATCAAGTTCAGATTGGTGGTACCGATATGAACTGGAATGGTAAAATAAACTATGGCAGTAACATATTCAGTATGGCTGCATGGGATGCAAATATTCAGTTCTTTAGTCAGGGTGGTACTACAAGTAGAAATATAGTATTTAAACCTTCTAACGCTGGAACAGCAACAGAACGATTAACTATTCATGGAGATAACGGCGCGGTAATTGCAAGTTCTCAAATGAGAGCTCCTATTTTTTATGATAGCGACAATACAAATTATTACTCAAACCCTGGCAGTACCTCAGTATTTAATGCATTAACTCTTTCGACATTAAATGCTACAACATTAAATGTTTCTGGCAATACTCAACTTGGTAATGGAAGCGGCGACATTACACACATTAATGATATAGTTCATATTGGTGCTACTGATAGTGGTGATTCTGATTTATACTTTGGAGAAGGTAGCACTAACAATATTAGATACGGAGTCCATTGGGACTGGGACTCAGGATATCGATTTACGTGGAACACAAGAAATAATGGTACTGATTCAACGTTGTTCTATTATGATACTAATAGTACTAGTTACATTCATTGGGGAAGAAGCCATCATATTGCAAACAACGATATAAATTATGTCAATCAATTACATTTTAATGATGATGTCCGGTTTCTTGATGAAGGGAATAGTAGTTATCTAAGATATAAGTCTGGCCACACAACAACCGGTGGTATTAAATACTATAACGGAAGCGACGCTTTACAAGGTTTTGTTTATTTTGATAATGCTGGGTTTGGCTTATTATCTGCGGATGGCAGTTGGGGAGTTAGAACCTGGAATAGCGGAACACATATATATCACTCGACTAGATCACCGGTCTATTATGATTCTGACGATACTACATATTATGTAGATCCGAACCACACGACTACAAGTGCGAAGTTTGCTGGTAATGTACAACATACCGGTCTAACAATGACATCTGGTAGTGATGTTGATCAGTTATATACAGTAACGGTCTCAGCTCAATTAACTACTTCATGGCAAGATACTGGAATAAATGGTGGTGATTTATCAACTGGAACTTATATAGTACAAATATACGCTGATGGCGATGTTCCTAGATATCATTATAGTGAATATTATTCAGGTGTTATGAGTTGGTACAATGCCAGCACTAACAGTAACGAGGTTGATGAAATTACTTTGCATAGAGCAGGGCATGCGCCAAATGACGGAAATATATTCTTAAGAACACTAAGACATCCAAGCGGCGGAGACAATTTAATGCTACAGCTAAGATCAACACACAATTCCACCAGTGCTAGTAATTATATATTTAAATTTAGGAGAATGATATAGTGGATTTACCTATAAATAGTAATATGAAATATACAAACAGAGGATTAAAGAATGGCATTTAGAACCGGTGACGGATTAGAAGTTAATGGCATATTAGTAGTCGATGCCGGTGGTAACATTCAAAGCGTTCCATCCGTCGCTATAAACCAAGCTAAATCCGCAATGGACTCTACTAACCTCAAGTTTGAGGTGAATGGTGATATGTCTGTTAGAGCGGGTGGCTATCTATATCAAGGTATAACTAGTAATAATATTAACTCATGGAAGACTCGTATTGGTAATGGAAATAGTTCTACCCTTTATATTAATTCTCAAGGCCTTCAAGTTGATAATACAGGTTACGCAAATCCAGCTTTAATCTTTTTAAAAGCTAATGCAAGTGGTGTTGATGGTACGACATTCAGAGACCTTGACAATACGGCGTATTACGCAAATCCAGCTGGAACTTCAGTATTTAACGGAGCAACTTTTGCAGCAACACCAACTGTTAATGGTAACACTGTACTAACATCTAATGCTGGAATTAATGCTAATAATATTAATAGCGGAACAATTAATACAAATAGAATACCAGACTTTGTTCATCTAGGTAATTCAACAACTACAGGTTATGCAACCGATGATGGTAGTTGGGGTTCAAGATTAAACGTATCTTCTACCGTTCATGCTAAGATTGAAGTATCTCAAGAAGCTAATTCAATGCGATCTCACTGGTTTGCTCATACAGGTCAGGATTCAATTAAATTTGGTACATCAACTGCTCACGATGTAGAATTCCAAAGAGGTGGAGCAACTAAACTCGAGCTAACTAGCGATGCTATAACATTCAGTGGCCCGATTAACATGAATGGTAATAATATTAGAAGAGGCAACCATCATACTGGTCATTTAGAAGGTTCGTATAGTAATATTGGAGGTAACGGATCAAAGTCAAATCCAATTTATACCATAGGATCTTCTTACAATCCTTCAGATGCTGCATTAGGTAATATGTACGGTATTGGATTCGCAGATACAGGAAGTAGCCCAACATTTTTACCAGGCTCTTTTACTGGTGGGTGGGGAATGTATGTTGCCTCGGGTGGAACTGCTAGAGTATACTTAGGTGGCGGCACTGGTGACGGAAATTTCTTAGGAAATTTAAAAGCTGCCGCTTTTTACGATATTGACAATACAGCATATTACACAAATCCTGCAGCTACTTCTGAGATGATTAAACTAAATCTCCATTATTCTCAAGTATGGAGTGAGACAACCCAGGGCGGGGGAACAGGGTCACTTCACCTTGATCCAAACAGTGCTACCGATCACGCCGGTGGTGCTATTACATTTGGCGCTTCAGACACATCAAATGGCACAAATGCACATGCAGGTATCTATGTAAGATCGGATGGTAGTTATGGTACTAAAATGTATCTTTCAACTACAGACTCATATGGACAAGGTTCAAAAACTGCTTTAAAGATTGACCATACCGGTGTAGTATCATCGACAAGATCAAGAATTTCGTCAGCCTCTGACATGAGAGCTAGTGTCTTTTACGATTCTTCAAACACAGATTTTTATGTAGACCCTGTAGGTAGTTCAAAGCTATATGGGTCATTAATGCTAGGACATACTAATTCACAGGCAGGTTCTTTAGTAATATACGATACTGGCAATAATGCATTAGAAATTAAAGGAACTGGGTCTAATACTTTTGAATTTGATCTAACTGGAACTGGTTCAACTGGTTCTGTTACATTTAATCAGTTTAATGTTGCAATTAGTGGAAACTTAACAGTAAATGGTAGTTTGGCAGGTAAATCAGATAATACTACTGAGATAGGAACTTATTCTACTGGTGCTATTAAACGAATTCGTATGGCTCAAGGTGGAGAACTCCACTTCGGCGATACTACAACTTCTAGCCCTCTTGGAATAACAGAGGGAGCATGGGATAACTTTGCAGACCAAGATAGACTGAGCATTTACTATCGTAGTAGTTTAAAATTCTTTACTGGTACTTCAGAAAAAGCTCAGCTTGATAATGCCGGAAAATTTAGTACTGTTAGTATGTTAGCATCTCCTAAGGTACAAGGAGGAACAACTTCAACATTGACAAGCGCAGGTAACCTTGCTGTTTACGATACCGGTAATCCTTATATCTCTTTCCATACTGGTACTGCACGAACTGCATATATGCAAGAACTTAGTGGAAGATTCTATTTTGGTGAAGTTCCTTATACAGAATCTGTAGGGTCTTTCCGAGCACCAGTCTTTTATGATTCTGACAATGCTAATTATTATTTAGATCCATCATCAACTGGAACATCATTAAATGTTGCAGGTAATGCAATCATTCCTGGCTATGCAAGAATCGCGGGCGTTGAGTTAAGTGCTGGAGATACTGTAAGCCTAACTGGAGCCGCTAATAATCAATGGGTAACTGTTGCAAACTTTACCGGATCTCGTAAAGCCGATATTATAGAAATATACGATAATGAGAGTAGCAGACACAACTATGTGAAAATAGAAGCGGGGTGGTCATACGGTCAGGGTTCAATTCAAATTCTTAATGCTGTAAGACACGGTAACCGCACTATAAATCAAGTGCGTATGTTATATAATACTGCTGACAGAACATACGCTACTGGTAAACTTCAAGTTTATATGACTAACTGGAATACCTCGTATACTCTAAAAATAAAACAATTAGGTTTTGGTAGATCTGGTTGGGGCAGAGCAACAATACCAACATCAGCTGAAAATGGATTGCCAAGTGGATATACTATTCACGAAACAACTGCTATGGAAGTTAACGAAGATCCTAACGGAACTTTTGGTACTACAGGTAGAGCAGTAGTTGGTCAAGGTATCGATGTATTCCATGGCTCTCCTATAAAATTCCACACAACCAGCGGTGATGGTATTTCCACTGAAAGAGGATTTATTGATGCTCAAGAAGGTGGCCATTTAAGAATTGCTACATCAGGCGGAGAAAATATTGTATTCAAAGATGGCGGAGTTAGTGGCACAACTAACTTAACATTACTTGGTACTGGTGAAATGGTCAAAGAGGCCACTGAAAGATTCACTATTAAATCGCACTCCAACGGATGGGAAGGTGGAATGCGAATGTATGCCCAAAACGGTAGTACTATATTCCAAATGCATCCAGATAATAACGGCCATATGTATGTAGATCAAACATGGCGGTTTTCTAATAATACACTGGGGTCTGGATATGGCAGATTAAGCCATCACACTGGGCACCTTGTTGGTGGCTATAATAACGTAGGGAGCAGCGGTGGCAAATCAAGTCCAATCTATACTATAGGATCTTCTTATAATCCTACAGATGCATCGATTAGTGGTATGTACGGTATTGGTTATACCACTTATAGTGCGTCTCTGATGAATACAGCGCTTGCCGGCGCGACTGACTGGGGCATGTATGTCGCGGCTAATGGCACAGGCAGAGTGTGGCTGGATGGACATAACGGAAATATATCCTCTGCAGGATCGGTATATGCATCTGCATTCTATGACAGTAACAATGCAAACTATTATTTAAACCCTGCCAGTACTTCGTTCCTTGATTCAATTAGTGTAAAGATTGGAGCTGAAAACACAGGTGCTGCTAACTCTAGTACAATAGGTCTCATCATGAGACATGGTGGCTCATCTTATAACAATAATACTTGGGCTCATAAATTCCATAAGCACGATCACGGCGGTGGTGTTCCAATGTACCTATCAGAAACAATAGGTACAGGTGCTTGGTCTGGAATGCAGAGATGGGGTAGTTACTCTGGTGATAATTATAAAAATGTATTCTTCTCTGCTTTAAAAGTAGTGGGTAGTGTCGACGCAGATGCATTTTATGATAGAGATAATACTAGTTACTACGTAAACCCAACTGGAGAATCTGTCCTATATGGTGATTTGCGATTTGACAATTATGGTTCAGGTATTGTAGGAAAATATTCTTCAACAGTACTTCAAACATTATTTGCGATGGGTTCTGCATATAATGTAAGCGATAATGGCTCTTCTGCGTCAAATGCTTACGGCTTATTCTATACTCATCCCAATGCTGGAACGTTGGGTGGTGCAAACCAATTAGACTCTCACGGATTTGTACACTTAGAAGGTGGAACATTTAAAGGTGGTTGGGGCGGTGGTACTATTATAGCAACTAATAACATGAAAGCTCAAAAGTTTTATGATAGAGATGATACTCAGTATTTCATGGATCTATCAACAAACGATAATTCCCTTGTTATGAGAGGTACTATTCATGTAGGCCCTGAAGGTAACATAGGATTAGGACACTTAACGCATCCTAAAAGAGTAATTCCTGGAGCAGCCGCAGCATGGGCTGGAAGTGGTACGACTACTGGTCAGATTGTTATTGATTTACCAGGTTCATTGGCTAACTATGATATGTTATACTTTGAAGTTGACGTATACGAATATAGTTCGAAAAATGCTACTAAGATTATTGTAGGTGGACATAACTGGAACTCAGGTGGTAACTCGGCTCCAAACAATCAATCGTGGCATAATGTTGGTGTAAAAGTTATTGGTGATATGGACAAACCAATCTACTTTGGCTGGAGAAATAATGGCTCAATAAATAAAAGAGTTATGGTCATTGGAGAGCCTGCATCTAGCTGGTCTTATGGAACGGTTCGTGTATCAAGTGTATCAGGAGCAGATGATTTTTATATTGGTGCTATTGATTATACCGGAGATTGGGCCGTAACACAAAGTACGAGCTCATCAGTATTTACTAAAAGCCCAACAACAGATTTTAATAGCGTCGGTACACAGACACTAAAAACGCATGGTAGAATGCAGGCTTATGGTTATCAAGGAAATGGTAACGTAGGTGGAACTGGAAGTGCGTCATGGCATCCAAGTGGTGTATATTCAAACGGAACTAACTGGTTATATGGCCAGATAGTTATGAATAATAACTATATTTCAGGATGTAGATACATAGCAGTTGGAGCAGATTATTCTGAATCTCATATTCTAAGAAGAAACAATGCCAATAATACAGAAATTAGAACACATGCTAGTGGAACTGCTGGTTTACTTGTCAGAAATGGATCTGATCAATTTAGATTCCAATTATATGGTGATGGCACTAATTATGGCTTCTTAGATAATACTTGGGGGTCGTGGGATTTACAAAAGACTACAAACGGTCATTTGTATATGAATGAAAACACGGGTTACTACTTAAATCCACCTACTAGTAGTTATTTGAATAATGTAACCATTGCTGGTCAACTTAATATGAGTGCTGGCAACTATGAAGGCTCTATTGTATTTGGGGGAGTTGATGCTTGGCATACTGGTATACGACAACACGATGATGCAGATGCTGAACTTCGCATTTGGGCCGCGAACTCAAATGGTAGAATACACATTGCTACAGGATATAATGGAGAACCTGCAAGTATTTCAAGACCTACCGATGGCTTTGTTGTTGATCATAATAACGTAGGAATCGGGCCAGGTTTTCAGTCTATAGATCCTAGTGAGAAACTTCATGTGATAGGCAACATGAAGTTAACCGGTAATTTAATTGGTAACGCGAACAGCGCTACCTTTAAAGCAAATACTGTAACTTCTTATGGCTCTTGGTGTACTTCTGGTAGTAGAGGTGGTTATGACGGTATTGTATTTGATAATGGTGGTGATGCAGCAATCATGTTTGACGGCTCTGGTAATGGAGGTGCGTATAGGCAATCTGGTGGTGGGTGGTACTACTATTTCCATGTTGGCAATAATTGCTTGGGCCTTAATGAATCGACTACTTCATCAAGTTACGGAGCTTATCTAACCGGAGCATTTTACGCAACTGGAAATATAACTGCGTATTCTGATAGAAGAGTTAAAGAAAACATCGTTCAAATAGATAATGCTTTAGAAAAAGTAAATAAGCTAGAAGGTGTGTATTATAACAGAATTGACGATGAAAGTAAAACAAAGGAAATTGGTTTTATCGCTCAAGACGTAAATGAAGTTGCACCTGAGTTGGTAACTTATGCAGAAGACGTTGATCAATACGGTGTCAAGTATGGAAATACTACTGCATTACTAGTAGAGGCAGTAAAAGAATTAACACAACAAGTAAAAGACTTGAAACAAGAAATAAAGGAAATAAAAAATGTCAAGTAAAACAGTAACACATATAGCATGGCATCCTGATAGAACAGTGCCAACTGAAGCAGCTGCTACCATGCAAATAGATTATAGTGATAATTCACAGGACATCTTAGTTGCAGGAGCAGATGTTAGTGATAAGTTACAGCTAGTACAAGATGCACATGCTGTATTATTTACAAGTTAAGTAAAAAACTATTATAAATAGATATAGAGGAATTAACCTCATGCACAATTTATTAGGAGAATAAAATGGCAATCACATATACTTGGGAAGTAAGTTCCCTAAAAACTAAGGCAGAAGGCGATAATGCTGATGCTGTAATTCAAACTTATTGGAAAAAAACTGGTACCGACGATGATGGAAACGTAGGATCCTTTAGTGGAGCTACTCCATTTACTTCGGTAGATGCAGATCCATTTGTAGCATTTGCTGACTTAACCGAAGCTGATGTACTAGGTTGGATTCAAGGCGTTGTTGTTGATGATTATGAAGTACACGTTAATGGTGTAATTCAAAAACAAATCGATGCTCTTGTATCACCGGTAGCAGAACCAGATCTTCCATGGTCAGGAGAATAAAATGGCAATTACATATAACATAGCAGAAGCATATACTGGAACCAGAGTTGAAAGTCATCCTGATCCGGATAACGAAGGTGAAACAATTGAAACTACAATTGATGTTACAGATGTTGAAGTAACATTTACTGACGATCAATATACACCTGATAAAGTTCACACTCGTATGGTAAATGTTTGTTTTGATTCAGACGGTGCTTATGACAACGATGCTACATTAGTTAGGATTGGAGAAGTTATGGCTGGAGTAGAACACAAAATGGCGCTAGGCGTAGTATCATCTTAATCAAAGGATTTAAAAATGGCTAAACCTAATTCAAGACAAACATTAATAGACTATTGCTTAAGAGCATTAGGTGCTCCCGTTGTTGAAATTAATGTTGACGACGATCAGGTTGAGGATAGAGTAGATGAGGCTTTACAGTTTTATCAACATTATCACGCCGATTCTATAGAAAAGGTATTTCTAAAGCACCAGGTAACTGCTGATGATGTCACTAACGGGTATATTACTATACCTGATCTAGTAACCGATGTTGTTCAGGTGTTTCCTATTAGGGATGGTCTAGGTACGGGCATGTTTGACGTTCAATACCAAATGCATCTAAACGATATGTATTCACTTGGATACATGGGATCTCTGGTAGAATACGAGATGGCACAACAGTGGTTATCAATGCTAAATTTACTGGTGGATTCCTCAGAAAAACATATAAGCTTTGATAGACATAAAAATCAATTAAGAGTTGATATGGACTGGTCTACTGAAGTGACAGTCGGTGAATATATCGTAATTGAATGCTATAGAATATTAGATCCGACTACGTACACTGATGTGTATAACGATTATTTTTTAAAGCGTTACACTACCGCACTAATAAAAATGCAATGGGGTGTTAACTTATCTAAGTTCGAAGGAATGGTAATGCCTGGCGGTGTTACGTTTAACGGACGACAGATATTAGAAGACGCAAAGGAAGAAATAGAAAAATTAAATGAAGAAGTCAGATTAAACTGGGAACAACCAGTTGACTTCTATATGGGGTAAATTATGCCACGAAGTGTATATTTCTCTCAGGCTGTTAAGTCCGAACAAAATTTATATGAAGATTTAATTATTGAATCCCTTAAAATTTTTGGTCAGGATGTATATTACATTCCTAGGGCTTTAGTATCTAGAGATGACATACTAGGCGAAGATAGGGCATCTAAGTTTGACGATGCGTATCTCATAGAAGCTTATATTGAAAACACCGATGGATTTGAAGGTGCGGGTGATCTGTATCAAAAATTTGGCTTAGAAATACGAGATGAAGCCACCTTTATTATTTCTAGGAGACAATGGAATAATTTAGTTGGTGTATGGAACAATTCAGTAGAAACAAATAAGCCTCAAGAAGGCGATTTAATATTTTTACCGATGTCTAATTCGTTCTTTGAAATATCATTTGTTGAAGATGAGCAACCGTTTTATCAGTTGTCTAATCTTCCTGTATACAAAATGCAGTGTAGCTTGTTCGAATATAATGATGAAGACTTTGATACTGGAGTTGATGCTATTGATGTTACTCAAGTGCAAGCATCGTATCAAGTTAGTATGGATATTACATTAACTGGTGGAAATCACTTCACTCTAGGAGAAAGAGTTACACAGGTTATATCAACGGATCCTGCAGTAAGTGTGTATGGCGAAATCCAGACTCTTACTAAAACTTCTGATATTGCTGCTAGTATATCGGTATCTAATATCGGAGTGACCGGAAGTACAGACGCGAAAGATTTCTTTGTATCTCCAACAGTTGGTTTGACTGGAGCAGAGTCGGGGCGCACGTGCTTTATAAGTGATATAAAAAATGTAGCTGACGCAGAAGCTTTCCCTAGCGATTCTCAGGCTGAAAACTATGCGTTTGAAATAGAAGCTGATGGATTCTTAGACTTTACCGAGACTAATCCGTTTGGCGATGCATCGGAGACTTATTAATGTTCGGAAATCATTTTTATCACGCGACAACACGTAAAGCTGTGGCTTTATTTGGCACTATATTTAATAACATAAGCGTTATTAGACAGGATGGTTCTGGGAATGTGCTTAATCAAGTCAAGGTTCCTTTAGCGTATGGACCTAAGCAAAAGTTTTTGTCTAGGCTTGACAGTGTCACTGGACAAGATGCATCTATGGCCATTAAGCTTCCTAGAATGGGTTTTGAAATAACCTCTATGGATATAGACTCAACACAAAAGCTAGGTAAAAGAAACCAAATAGTAGAGAATCACGCAACTGATTCTACTAAAAAGAAAACAATAAAACAAGCTGTAGCATATAACATTAACATGTCTCTCTTTGCTATGGCAAAAAATCAAGATGACGGATTGCAAATAATGGAACAAATTCTTCCATATTTTCAGCCTGAATATACAGTAACGATTACCCCAGTAAATGGGTTTTCGTACAAGCAAGACGTTCCAATAATATTGAGTGCTGTTACTATACAGGACGACTATGAGGGAGATTATCAAACTCGTAGAGCCTTAATATATCAATTTGACTTTGTTATGAAGATGAAGTACTTTGGGCCTACCGCAGATCAGGGCGTTATCAGGGAAATTAACCTTGATTTTAATGCTGATGCCGGTGGCGAGAACATTTTGGAAAATATGGATTTTACAATCACTCCTTCGAGTGCGAATGAGGATGACGACTATACTGTTAACGTAAGTATAACATAGGTACATTATGGATAAATTAGGAAAAATGCAGGCAAGCCTGAATAAAAACTTACCTGAAAAGAAAGCTCCCAAGACTGAAATGACTAAAGCGGAAGCTGAAGTTAAAGATGATTATGAATTTTCAAGGAAAACATATAAGGATCTCATAGAAACCGGTGTGAGATCTCTTGATGTACTTGCTGAACTGGCCAGGGAATCAGAACACCCAAGAGCTTTTGAGGTTTTATCTAAGGCTATAAAAGATATCGGCGATGTTACTGATAAGCTTATGGATCTACAAAAGAGTAATAGAGATCTGACCGGTGAAGGTAAGAAATCAAAGGAAGTTACAAACAATAATTTGTTTGTAGGAAGTACTACAGATTTGCAAAGGCTTTTTGGTAAATACGATAAAGAAAACAAGGAAAAGATAATAGATGCCACGCCTAAAGAATGAGCATGAAGGTTATCTAGGTAATCCTAATGTAAAAAAGGACGGGGTAGAAAGCCAATTTACTGAAAAGGAGATTAAAGAATATAGAGAATGTATGATGGATCCATCGTATTTTGCTATTAATTATCTAAAGGTAATATCATTAGACGATGGACTTGTTCCCTTTGATTTATATCCGTATCAGAAAAACATGTTTAATCACTTTAATAATAACCGTTTTTCTGTAGTATTGGCGTGTAGACAGTCTGGTAAATCTATTTCGGCCGTAGCATATTTACTGTGGTATGCATGTTTTCACCCTGAGAAAACCATTGCGATATTAGCGAACAAAGGCGCGACCGCTAGAGAGATGTTAGCACGGATGACGTTAATGCTAGAAAACCTACCATTTTTCTTGCAGCCAGGATGTAAGGCTTTAAATAAAGGATCAGTTGAATTTAGTAATAACTCAAAGATTATTGCATCTGCAACTTCCGGAAGCTCTATTCGTGGTCTATCTATTAACTTATTGTTTTTAGATGAGTTTGCGTTTGTTGAAAATGATGCACAGTTCTATACTTCTACGTATCCTGTTGTTTCTTCTGGTAAAGATACAAAGGTTATTATTACTTCGACCGCTAATGGTATTGGTAATATATTCCACCGGATTTGGGAAGGTGCTACCACATATACTAATGAATATAAAGCATTTAGAGTTGATTGGTGGGATGTTCCGGGCAGAGACGAGGCCTGGCAAAGTCAAACTATTGCTAACACCTCCGAATTACAGTTTGATCAGGAATTTGGTAATAATTTCCACGGACGTGGTAATACGTTAATTGATGCAAGTGACTTGTTAGCGCAAAAGTCTCAGAGACCTATGTCGTTTAACGAAAACTTGTTTATGTATGAAAAACCAAGGGAAGATGGACAGTACGTAATGACCGTCGACGTGGCTAAAGGCCGTGGGCAAGATTATAGCACATTTACTATTATTGATACATCAGTAAATCCGTTTAAGCAGGTTTGTATATTCAGAGATAATAATATATCGCCAATGTTGTTGCCAGATATCTGTTATAAATATGCTATGTTATATAACGAAGCTTACGTTATCGTAGAGTCCAATGACCAGGGGGCGGTAGTTTGCAACGGATTGTATTACGATTTAGAATACGAGAATATGTTTGTTGAATCGCAGATTAAAGCAAATGCTATTGGTGCTACCATGACTCGAAGAGTTAAGAGAATTGGTTGTTCCACATTAAAGGATTTAATCGGCCAGAAGAAATTACACATTGTTGATGCTGAAACTATATCAGAGATGTGTACCTTTGTGGCAAGAGGCAACTCATTTGAGGCTCAGGCACCTAACCACGACGACTTAGTTATGAACTTAGTGTTGTTTGGTTGGTTTACAACTACGGATATATTCCAAGGGATAACAAATATTGACATGAAAAACATGTTATATAGAGAACAATTAAAGGCAATACAGGATGATTTATTGCCTTTTGGTATTATTAATGACGGACATCATAACGTTACTGAAGGTAAAGGTGACGGCGAAGGTAATGTATGGTTTGAGGTAGAACACCTTTAAATCTTTATTTATATAAATAAAACTGATTGAACATAACCGTATTATGAAAACTTATTAATAACTCAAATTGAGAGGACAAACAAATGGCATTTCAAGTATCACCAGGCGTCCAAGTCAATGAAATTGACGCATCGGGCGTAGTACCTGCAGTTTCAACCAGTATTGGTGGATTCGCAGGCGCTTTTAATTGGGGTCCTGTAGAAGAAGTTCGCACGGTTGGTTCAGAAATAGAACTAGCAAGCATCTTCGGAACACCAGATTCCACAACTTATAAGTACTTTTTAACCGCAGCATCATTCCTAAAGTATGGTAATGCGCTTAAAGTAGTACGAGCAGCAACTGACGGTCAAAAAAACGCGACCGACGGAACTGCTAAACTAGTCAAAAATGAAGATCATTATGATTCTTTATCACATGACGGAACATTTATTGCTAAATACCCAGGTGTACTAGGTAACGCAATTGATGTTAAAATATGTCCAGCCAATGCAACAGCCTTTGCTGCATTTACTGAAGCAAACGAGTTTGACGGAGTTCCTGGAACTTCTGACTCAGCTGCAGTTGGCGGACACACAAACGACGAATTACACATCGCTATCGTAGATAGAACTGGAGCATGGACTGGCACTGCCGGAACTGTTCTAGAAACTTTCCAATTCGTTTCTCAAGCATCTGACGCTAAAAAATCAGACGGTACTACAAACTACTATAAAGACGTAATTAATACTAGGTCTAAGTATGTTTATTGGACCGGTCATCAAAGTGCATTAACTGATGCTGGCGAATCATTCGCTGAGCAAACAGCTGCTACTGCTTATGTTACCGGGACCGCTGTTCTTACCGCGGTAATGACATTGGGAACTGACGATAACGAACCAACCGCTGCAGAGATTAATGTTGGATTAGACTTCTTAGCAGACTCTGAAACTGTCGATGTAAACTTGATGTTTGCATACCCAGACGCCAATGGCACTAATACTATTGCAGATAAACTAATTTCAATATGTAAAACTAGAAAGGATTGTATGGCATTTGTATCACCTCCGATCGAAGATTCAGTCGGAACTTCCACACCGGCCGCTGACGTAAAAGCATGGGCTGATACACTAGTATCAACTTCATATGCTTCTGCTGATTCTGGTGCTGTGTATGTTTACGACAAGTATAACGACACATACAGATGGCTAGGAGCCTCTGGTCTTTGTGCTGGTCTTTGTGCAAATACTGATAATGTTGCTGACGCATGGTTCTCACCTGCTGGAACAACAAGAGGCCAACTATTTGGTGTAGCTAAACTAGCGTATAATCCTAAGAAAGTTGATAGAGACACGCTTTATAAAGCGAGAGTTAATCCTCTAGTTTCTTTCCCTGGGCAAGGTACTATGATGTTTGGTGATAAGACACTATTAAGTAAGCCAAGTGCATTTGATAGAATCAATGTAAGAAGATTATTCATCGTATTGGAAAAAGCAATTAGTACAGCCGCTAAGGGTCAACTATTTGAATTCAACGATGAGTTTACAAGAGCTCAATTTAGAAACTTACTTGAACCATTCTTAAGAGATGTTAAGGGAAGACGTGGTGTTACAGACTTTAGAGTCGTATGTGATGCTACAAACAACACGGGTCAAGTAATTGATGCTAATAGATTTGTTGCTGATATTTTTATCAAGCCTTCAAGATCTATTAATTTCATATCACTGAACTTTATCGCAACAAGAACCGGAGTCGATTTCTCAGAAATCGCCGGTAGTTAATTAGGAGAAGAATAATGGCAATTTTAGGCGTAGACGATTTTAAATCTAAGCTTGTAGGGGGTGGTGCACGTTCTAACATGTTCAAAGTAACATGTAACTTCCCATCTTATGCTCAAGGTGACGTTGAACTTTCTTCTTTCATGATTAAGGGTGCTCAGTTTCCTTCATCAGTTGTAGCTCCTGTACCTGTATTATTCAGAGGCAGACAACTACAACTAGCTGGAGACCGAACTTTTGAGCCGGTAACATTAACAATAATTAATGACACTGGTTTTGAGGTAAGAAACTCTTTTGAAAGATGGATGAATGGTATCAGCGAGCACAATAATAACACAGGTCAAAGTAATCCTACGGATTATATGGCTGACATTATTGTTGAGCAGCTAAACAAGCAAGGTGACGTAACTAAGACTTACGACATGAGAGGATGTTTCCCAACTAATCTTTCAACAATCGAACTTTCATATGATAATGAAAACCAGATTGAAGAATTTACAGTTGAGTTGCAGGTTCAATATTGGGAGTCTGGAACTACTTCTTAAAAGTAGTATAAATAATATTAGACGAGGGGATTAATCCCCTCCGATAATATTGAGGTAAAACACATGGCAGAACTTTTTGGTTTTGAAATAAATAGAAAGGGCGGGAAAGAACCCGAGCTTCCTTCTTTTGTTCCAAATACAGACGAAGACGGTGCAGGCGTTATTAACAGCGGTGGTCATTTTGGCCAGTATGTTGATCTAGACGGAGACACTGCAAAAAATGAAGTAGATCTTATACTTAAGTATAGAGATATCGCTTCACATCCAGAATGCGATGCAGCCGTAGAAGACATTATAAATGAAGCAATTGTTGGTGATAACAAATCAGCACCGATTGAAATTGTTATGGATGAAATGGAAGCATCTGATAAGGTGAAAAAAGCTATAAAGGATGAGTTTGAGCGTATTATATCGCTCCTTCGTTTTAATAGCTATTCTCACGATATATTCAGAAAATGGTATGTAGATGGCAGATTGCCGTATCACATTATCATTGACAACTCAAACCCAAAAAAGGGTATACAAGAATTAAGATATATTGATCCTATTAAGTTAAGAAAAGTAAAAGAGATCGAAGAAGAAAAAGATCCTAAAACTGGGGCCAATATTATTAAGAAGTCTGAAGAGTACTTCTTATTTCAAGACGACGCTATGAAAGGTAATGGTCAGGGTTTAAAAATACATCCTGATTCTATAGCATATTGCACATCAGGTATGTTAGATCCTAGTCGCAAAAGAATATTGTCATTCTTACATAAGGCTATTAAGCCGGTTAATCAGTTAAGAATGATGGAAGATTCACTGGTAATCTACAGAATTAGTAGAGCACCAGAAAGAAGAATTTTTTATATAGATGTTGGTAACTTACCTAAGGGTAAGGCCGAAGAGTATTTGAAGAACATCATGGGACAGTACAGAAACAAATTAGTCTATGATGCTAATACTGGAGATATTAAAGATGACCGTAAGCATATGTCGATGCTTGAAGACTTCTTCTTACCGCGTAGAGAAGGTGGTAGAGGTACAGAAATTTCGACCCTCCCAGGAGGAGAAAATCTCGGACAAATTGATGACATCATATACTTCCAAAAGAAACTATATAAGTCGCTCAACGTTCCAGCGAATCGTTTAGAGCAGGAGTCAGGATTTAACTTAGGTAGATCTACTGAAATTTCAAGGGACGAAGTTAAGTTTAAAAAGTTTTTAGATAGATTGAGAAAAAGATTTAGTGATCTATTCTTACAGCTATTAAAAACCCAGCTAATGCTTAAAGGCGTTATTACTAAAGAAGATTGGGTTAATTGGAAAGAAGATATATACTTTGACTTTATTGAAGATAACTATTTTAGTGAATTAAAAGATGCTGAAATAACAAGAGAACGTTTCGAAATGTTAGCTCAAATGGATGAGTATGTTGGAAAGTATGTATCTAATGCGTGGATTAAGAAGAATATCCTACGCCAAACTGATGACGAAATTGCTGAAATGAAGAAACAAATCGAGGCTGAAAAATCTTCTGGTGAAATTGAAGATGAAGATGACCTTGACATTTAAAATATTATAAATATATAACGTAGGAAACAAAAAGATGAGTATTGAAAATTTAATTAATGATGTAAAATCAGGCGATAACATTGCTGCAGGTAAGCAGTTTAATAGTGTTATGGCCGACAAATTATCTGCTGTTCTTGATGCAAAGAAGATTGAAATTGCTTCTTCATTGCAGGACAGACAGGCCTCTAAAGAAGAGGAATAACAACGGAAATAAGTAAATGAAACTTATAGCAGAATATAACGACAGTAACCTAGAGGTTATTGAAGAGAAAGTTAACGGAAAAAAGACTCTTTGTATTGAGGGTATTTTTATGCAAGCTGATTCTAAAAATAGAAATGGCCGTATATATGAAAAAAGCATTTTAGAAAATGCCGTTAACAAATATGTAAAAGATCAAGTAAGTCAAGGTAGAGCCGTTGGGGAATTAAACCACCCTGAAGGTCCTACTATAAACTTAGATAAAGTTTCACATAAGATTACTGAACTCAAATTTGACGGAAGTAATGTTATTGGAAAGGCATCAATACTTAACACCCCAATGGGCAATATCGTAAC